TTTAACATGACCAAGTTTACCAGCATCCATCCAACGCCCTACAGTTTTAGGGTCAACGTCAAACAAGGCAGCTACTTGTGAAGGGGTGTAGATCTTAGTAAACTCTTTATCGTCAGCCATTACAACCACATCCTCCACTTGTATCCCTAAGAGTACTACAATCCCGGCAAATTCCAGAAAGTTTAGGGCTACGGTTAGCTGCTACAGCTCCCGCATAATCATCTCCATGAGACCACCCTCTATTTATATAGCAATCTTTACAATGATAAATGGAATTTGTCATAACTCCGGTGTATTCAGGATCTCCCTTTTTTACACCCTTCCACTTTTTTTTAAACTCATCTAAATCAGACATATTACCACACTGATTCTGAGATATTGCGAGCTGTTCCCTGGTAGGAACCCTTCTCCCCTGTAAAGTCTACACGGGTTGGTTGGAACTCATTATTAACATCTAGTACGTCTAGTACACCAAGCTCACGTGTACGGTATCCAAATCGTGGTGGAAACAGCTGGATCTGTGGGAGTGGTGGTCGAACTAAGTCCTGTAATAAAGCTGCAGGCATTGTAGCTGAGCGAAGTGCTCTAGACATGAAAGCTTCTTGAGCATTTGCAAATGGGCCCATGTAGTCGTAGCGCAATAGAGAGGCGTCTGGATCCTCACTTAGGATAGGACGACCTTTACTATAATCATAAATACTATTTTGGTTTTCCATTAGTTAGCTCCTTTGTGAGACCGTTCATGAGCAACAGCATCTTTTATAGGTACATCTGCTTTACACACATCGCAGCTTAATGTAGAGGTCCCGTTAACCTGCTCTGCTTGTGTAATAGTTCTTGGTTTTGATCCTTCTGTAAGACTATCTCTTAACGCATCTATCTTATCTTTAGGATAAAAATAATCATGTTTACGCACACCGTTTGCGTCAGCTAAACCTTTAAATCGTTTTTCTACTGGGATGCGATTAATGCGTGTAAGAGAATGAACAGTGTCTGGGTGAATACCAAATATAGTAGCAACCTCTCTATGATTGTAATAACCTTCAGCGTTACGTGACTCATCAAGTGTAGGTCTACGCCCTGTTCTAGGGCGCCCGCCTTTGTTCCTAGATGGCTCTGCCATTAGTTCCACCGTGGTCTCATGTGCTGAAAGTTCTGACCAGTGCGTGGATTAAACTCTGCGGGAACGTTTGAAGATATATTTGCTTTACCATCATTAACAAGATGTGGTGCTGGAGCAAGCTCAACTTCTGGTGCTGTTCTCATACGAGAGTAGACCACTGCACCGTCGATAACTTCAAGTCGGTAGTTTTTTGGATTAAGACTTCTGTCTGGCTCAAGATTTTCTGGCCACATGTATTGAGCAGCATCAATGCGTTCACCCTTGTGCACACCACGTTGGTATGCTCGTTGATTCTGTCGGTTCTTTAATGAATCAAGAACTGTATCGCCTAATGAATAAGGCTTTCCCTTATCATCACGTCGTGTACGAATTGTTCCTAAGTATCCGTCTGGATACTCGGCTTGAGGTGCACGGCCAACACCCATACGTGCAAAATCCATACCGCTTCGAGGTACTACGGGCGTGCCTCCACCACCGGTGGTTGTATAAGCACCGATGTAACCGCTGGCTCCAAGATACTGCCAGTTTTGATGTGATGAAGGCATAGCCACATAATACCGCTAAATGCAAAAAGCCGAAGGGGTTAACCTTCGGCCTTTTACTATTAAATTAACTTACTTCTTAGCCTTAGATGCTTCTTGAGCTAGCTTCTTTCCAGCTTCGGTAGCAAGTGATGCCGCTACACGTCCAAATGCTGGATCCATTTTATTAGCATAGCGAAGGGCTACTGGGACTAATGATGCCCATAGAGCGTTAGCTACTAGTAGCCATTCTCCTGAACCAAAATCTAGTGGAGTTGCTGCTCCGCTTGTTTGCATGACAATCATTACTGCGCCAATAACCTGACCTGCCAAGTTACGTACGTAGGATTCAATCATTGCTTTATTCATGTACTCCTCTTTCAATAGGTTAACAAGGTATTACCCCTGTAATAAATATACTACCACAGATTTGAAAGGATTACTACTCGGTTGCGTCGTCCAAATGTTGTTCGAACCGGCCTTCTAGCTTAGCTAGCTTTTCACCAATAACAATCTGGTCATTACGTAGCTCTTTAAGCATAGGGATTATTTCTAAGTTAATCTTATCATTAAGACTTGATCCACCATTAGGCTTGAGCTCAGATAAAAAACTTTTCATCCATGCACGCAAAAGCCAAGATCCAATGACTCCTACAAAAGCTGCTGTTGCTGTAAATCCTGCAAGTGTTGTTGCCCAGTCTGCTGCGGTCATGTAATCTCCGGGAGTTGTAGTGACAATGCGTAAACTATGCCTCATAGAATACACCTTGTACTGCTAAACTATGATCATAGTCAAAAGGAGATGAGTGATTGAACAGAAAACTAAGAATATTTACAGCCTTCCTGATGTCAGCAGGTTGGCTTTTTGTTGTACCTACAGAAGCTCGTGCATCAGAAGGCTTAACTGCTGAATTATATAATGTCCTGGGTCAAAATAATGCTCCCTACATACCACAAGGAGAGACTGCAACAGTAACGACAACTGTACCCAACATTGACTTTCAATGGGGTGGTGGTAGTGTTCTTGGTGGTCCTTCAGAAGATGTTATAGTAAGATTTACTGGGTCTATACGCAGTAACACAACGCAAGATATATCATTCTTAGCACAAGCAGATGATGGAACTAAACTCTACGTAGACGGCGTCAATATAACAAACGACTGGTTTGATAAAGGTGGGGGCGGAACTGTAAGCTCTCCAGTATCTTTCACAGCAGGAGTTCCAAAGACCATAGAATTACTGTACTATGAAAATGGTGGTGGTGCTTGGGTACAACTACTATGGAATCAATCTGGATCTATGCAGGTTATACCGGCCTCTGCTTTTACCTCTCAAGTTTATACACCAGTAGTTCCAAAGACAATAGGTGCCCCAAGAAATCTAACTGTAGTTGATGGGGCAACTTCAACAGTTTTAGATTGGGATGCTCCAGACACTGGTAATACTCAACCAGAAAGGTATGCTATTTCTTTTAGTGCAGACGGTGGTGGTTGGGGAATAGCTACAGGCAATGTAGGAGATGCCAACGCCCTTAATACAACTATCACCATAGATCATTCATTGCTAGAACAATTAAAACCAAGTGGGACTGTTTGGTCATTCCATATTAGATCAGACAACGATACAGAGCGTTTATACTCTGCAAACTCAAATGTTGTTACATTAAAAATAGGAAAGACAGCGGAAGAGATTGCTGCTGAAGCAGCAGCTGCAGCAGAAGCTGCTCGAATAGCTGCCGAAGAGGCAGCAACTGCCGAAGCAGCAAGACAAGCAGCACTTGCAGCAGAGGCAGCAAGAGTTGCGGCAGAACAAGCAGCCGCTGAAGAGGCTGCGCGTATTGCTGCCGAGCAAGCGGCAGCTGCAGAGGCAGCACGCATCGCAGCAGAACAAGCTGCAGCACAAGCAGAAGCAGACAGACTTGCAGCACTTGCAGCAGCAGAAAAAGCAAGACTTGAAAAAGAAGCAGCGGAAAAATTAGCAGCAGAAGCAGAAGCAGCTCGTATTGCTGCTGAGAAAGCAGCAGCTGAGGCTGCAGCACGAGATAAAGCTGCAGCTGAAGCAGCAGCGCAAGCAGAGGCAGATAGATTAGCTGCCGAAGCCGCTGCAGCAGCAGCAGAAGCTGAGAGAATCGCTGCAGAGGCTGCAGCTGCTAAAGCTGAAGAAGAAAGAATTGCAGCGGAGGAAGCCGCAGCTAAGGCAGAAGCAGACAGGCTAGCTGCTGAAGAAGCAGCTGCTAAGGCAGAGGCTGAACGTCTAGCTGCAGAGGAAGAAGCTAAGGCGCAAGCTGAAGCAGATGCCAAAGCAGAGGAAGAAAGATTAGCTGCTGAGGCTGAGGCTGAGGCACAAGCAGAGGCGGATGCTAAAGCAGAGGCCGAAGCTATAGCACAAGAAGAGGCTAATGCCAAAGCTGAAGCAGAGGCTGCTGCCGAGGCTGCGAAAGAAGAATTAAAAGAGGCAGCTGAAGCAGGTACGTTGACACCTGAGCAGAAAACAGAGGTTGCTAACACCCTTATTGAAGAGGCAAATGGTGGTCCTGTATCTGCAGAGGCTATTGCTGCTGCGGGAATTGAGTACAAAGACCTTCCCGAAAGTACTCCTGTTGAGGTTAGGCAGGATGAAAACGGCAATGAGGTTATAATTACAGCAGACGTTGCCGCAGCTCTCGTATTACTTGAGAACCCAGCGGAGTTAATTGGTGAATTATTTAGTGACCCAGGTCAAGCCCTTCAAGCACTCGGAAGTATCGGTGCTGATATGTCTACAGAAGAACGTGAAGAGGCAACCGATATGGTTGTTGCCACAGTGGTTGCAGCCGGAGCTGCAATGAATGCTGTGTCAGCAGCTGCAGGAACTACAGGTGGAACTACATCCGGTGGATCTACAGGTGGTGGGGGCGGAGGAGGAGGCGGTGGCGCCTCTGGTGAGTCAAAAGGAATAAGGAGACGTAAACCTTGAGAATACTAAAAGATATGGTTGATCAACTATGGACATTGTTAGGCATGTTTATTGCCTGGGTAGTCCTTGATGGATCTGCAAAGACCGTAGTTGGATACGCAATCATCGGAACACTATTTGCATGGGCAGTTACTTATCCTCTACGTAACCCAAAGGATGAAGAATGAAATCAATCGGAAATATTTTGCTAAGAATCGTTGCAACATTTGCTGCTAGCGGTTTATCAGTTATCGGTGCCGGAGCTATTGCTGGCATCTCAACAGTAAAAGCAATAACAGTAGCTGGCCTTACAGCCGTTGCAGTTGTTGTAGAAAAGCTTGCCCGTGGTTTTATGAACGATGGAAAGCTAGACATTAATGAAATTAACTCAGCTTTTGCAGCTGTAGATTCACAGTCTAAGACAGCAGCAGATCTAAAGGTTGATGCAGTTCAATCTGGACAAGACATTGTTATTTCATCAGATGCTAAGCCGGACGGCGAAGTCCCAGCAGAGCAACCAGTAGATGAGGATTGGAACAAGTAATGGCAGACAAAGGAACAGCAGCTAAGCTAATTGAAGTTGCTACAGCAGAGCTAGGCACTATTGAAGGACCTAAAGATAACGAAACAAAGTACGGAGCTTACACAAAGGCTAACTTTCAGCCATGGTGTGGGTCATTTGTAAACTGGTGCGCTAACGAGGCTGGTGTAAAGGTACCTAATACCGTTTACACTCCAGGTGGAGCAGCAGCATTTAAGAAGGCCGGCGCATGGATTGATGGCGACATCGCAGATCCAGATGCTGGAGACATCGCCTATTTTGATTTCCCTTCAGACGGTGTCGATAGAATCAGTCACGTTGGAATTGTTATCAAGGACAACGGCGATGGAACTGTGTGGTGCATTGAAGGAAACACAAGCCCTGATGAAAAGGGATCACAGCGTAATGGTGGTCAGGTATCTAAGAAGCTTCGTGCTTACAAGAAGAATCCTAAGAAGGTTCTTATTTCAATCGTAGGCTTTGGTCGCCCTAAGTTTAGCGGAGCTCCTGCGGTTAACCCAGCTGCTCCAGTTAAGTGCCCTACTTGCGGTAAGTAATTAATTAAATAAGAAAGCCCCCTATTGCTAGGGGGCTTTTTTATTGGTCTGATGACTAGGCAAGATGCAGAACAAGTTACGCTAGTGGAGTACCAAACTTATCAACCGTTGAGTGAATCTCTTCACCACGATACATTGTCTTACCCTTATGGATATGAACTTGGTCAAAGTGGAAGCTATCATCGTCACCATCTTTGTAGAAGATAACGCTTACTCCTTGTTGCCAATTCTCGAAGTACTGGAGCGCCTGACCTTTAACATCGACCCCACCCTTAACAGAAGGTACGGCCCCATCAACTCGGCATAGACAGCCGGGACTAAACGATACACTCTTAATCGCTTGGTCACGATCAAACACAGTCTTACTCTGCTGTTCCATGCGATGCGTATGCCCAAAAAGTGTGGAGATATTCGGATTTGAATTCGCATATTGCGCTGCAGTCGAACCAGAAGAGTTAGCACGATCACCGTGCATAGCACGAAGACGCTTGTTAATCCAATGTGCAGCAGCTGGGTATCCATCAATGAACTCAACTCCCAACTCTTCACATCGTAATAGGTTCTGTAGGCTTAGAACTGGCCAAGCCTCTGGCATATTGGCTACTTTAATACCGTAAGCAGCAGCAGCGTTGTTGTTAATAAAGCGGTTAAGACGCTTGTCATGATTACCCTCAAGAAGGATAATTCTCGCATCCACGCCGGCATTAGCACGCTGCTCAGCAAGAAAACGATGGCCACGATTAATAGCAAGCTGGGCAGTGTGAGCAAAGTTGGTCTCCTGTTCGTAAGTTCCATACATAGGTAGGTCTAGGAAGTCTCCTAGGTTAATAATTTGTGCAAGAGGGTGACCGTGGTCTAACCCTACAACTTGTAACGCCACATCCATAGCAGCCTCGTCATGAAAAGGATCTAATGATCCGTCCTCGTAGCGACGGTAACCAATCTGTGGATCAGGTAATGCTACAGCAACTTTCCAGTCGCTGCTTATAAGACCTGTTGTACGAATCTTTGGCTGTACAACTACAGGCTCTGCATGTTGCACTGGTTGCCATGTTGGTCCCTCTCCCCATTTAGGAGAAAGAATAATCTTAGTGTCGTCAGGATTATTAGACAAGCTAACCTTGCTGATCTTTCCCACGTCTTCAGGACTTAACCCATTAGACTTTAACAGCTTGTCAATAGAACTTAAGCCACTGCTGGCTGCTGCGTCTGACTTGGCGGTATTGTAGTTATCTTCTAGTGACATATGCAGTTCCCGTTTCTGTGCTCTTTGAGCGACGTTATACCGAATGTTGCGCCTGCTGTTTTATAAAGACTGTGTAGACTTCTAGTGGAGAAGTCATCATCATTTAATGAGTCTACAAATGCTATATGATCGCTGTCATTAAGGGATGTAGCCCATGCACCCACAACACATTTACCTGCAACGTTGGGGTTCTCTACTTTTGCTTTTGAATACAAAGCATCTAAACTCATTGCGCCTCCTGTTTATCTAATAGGGGCCTAGGTTATAGGCCCCTATTAAACATTATACTATAGATTAGTATGAAGAATCAATACCTGATGCGAACCCACCACGCTTCATAACTGAAGGCATGACTGGTGCGTTAGCTAGCGTTGAAGCAGCTTCTGGCGAGGTGTTCTTCATGTAAGATGCTTTGATTGAATACGCAGCACCCTGTCGTTCTCCACCTTGGGCAGCTGGCACGTTTGGACGTGCAACCTTTGTTCCCATAGCGGTTGGGTCTCCAGCTTGTGCTCCACCCTTAGGCATGAGCTTTCCTGTAGTTGGTCGTACGTCAGCTGATGGTGAAGTGAACTTAGTTCCTTCTCCAGCACCCATTGTTGGACGACCCTGCGAAGCCATATAGCTTGCAGCATCTTTTGCTGTATCATTTTGTTTCATAGTTAGTGCCTAACTGTTAGTGAGATCTCATTGCAAATGATATATTAACTTACTGTAATTGTAAAGACAATCGCGCTTATCTGACCATCTCTTGAATCTACTGTTGTAAATCCTGGACGGCAGGTTAGGTTCATACCACGAGGTGCCACATAACCGCTGGCAATAGCAATTGCTTTTACCGCCTGGTTAACTGCTGAGGCACCTACAGCGCGTAGGTACACCTGAGGCTTTTCATATAGCGCATGCGCTATAGCTGAGCCTACTGATTGAGCATTTGAGCTTGCGCTTACACGCAAAAACTTCTCTTCTGTTGAGTCTGTCACGAGTTGTAGTCCTTTAGGTTCGAGTTTTAGTCGCCCACCTAAGGAATATACTACGGTGTATCTCCGTATCCCGCTGCCCTAAGTAGGCCTACAAAATCTTCTAGTCTAAGGATGGTCACCCACTCCCCAATAGAGGCCTCTCCCTGCCCGTTTAAGCGCAGTACAGCTACGGGTAGATCTTTCCCATTATGACGTTCCTTTAACTGCTTTATAACGGCACTGGGATTGAAATCCTTGCGTGCCTTTACTTCCCAGTCAATCCCGATTGTGCCAGTAACATCAGTACCACTGCGACCAGCACCAGTGCTCTCAGCAAATGGAAACCCATTTTCTGCAAGGTAGTTTGCGACAACTTTTTGTGATCTATATCCACGATGTTTCCTACTCTGACTAGGCATGAGGCTCTCCTGTGATTGCCTCCCACATTTCTTTTGCAATCTGTAGACGCAGCTCTTGCTCACGGTACTTCCACGTCTTTTCTACAGTCTTAATACCAAGCTCTTCATCTGTAAACAGTGATAGTTGTTCCCATGTCATGTGTTGAACCTCCGTTGTCTAGATCTTAATCCTTCTCCAGCTGATGTACGACGTGTCAGCTCACGAGATACCACATTGCTATCTCTTTCAACATTAAGAGTCTTAGTCTCTAGCAGTTTACGAAACGCATACTTAATATCCAGATCGTGCACAAGCTCTTTCATCTCATCTGTAGCTGCAATAGTAGCCTTAGCCAAAGCAACGCGATCATTCTTACCTCCGGTCCAACCCTTCAGCATACCGGCAGCTTCGTACTGATCTACAGAACGTTGAGCTTCTCTCTCATTAATAATAGAGATAGCCAAGGCTCCAGCTAAGTGGTCGTTCCATTGAGTTAGGTGTACAAATAGATCCATAAGACCTTCGTCGTCTAGATCTGTTATGTCTCTAGGCAAAGGTGGGATAGACTCATCCGGCTTAGGTGCCAAAGAAAAACCCAGCTCTGTTAAAGCATCAACAACTTGCTTACTTACGCTCATATGATAACTCTCCATCTCTAAACGGTGCGCAACGCTTACAACCTTTTTGTAGGTTGATGTTACACACAGGCTCACGATCATTCTCTACAGCCCAGGCAACATCACGAGCCTTGTCAAAGATCTCAGCTGTGTATTCTGGGTTGTACTTTACTACAAACTCTTTATACTCTTGGTTAGCCTTAAGCTCATAGATAAATACGATCTCGTCTGGAGCGCTAGGCAGTAAACCTTCTTCTAACATTAAGTGGCACAGGTGTAGGTATACCTGACCCTGTAGCTGGTGGGAACGTAGAGGTGTGCGAATATTCTTCCACACAACATCAATGTCGTTGTTATACTGAGCCATCATGGCAGGCATTTCCATACGGATAGTTCCTGTACCGATTGACTTGATCTCAATAAGGCAGTCATCTCCTAGGCCTTTAATCCAACCGTCTGCGTGCCCGCGCATCATATACTTATCGCTGCGTAATGGGACCTCGTTATACACAATATCATCTAAAGAATAACCTGTAGAAGTGCTCCACACATACTCTCCAGTAGAAGGAACATACCACTTACCGTACAACACGCCCATATCTTTAAACCACTTCTGCCACTTAGCGTGGATAGTGTGTCCCTCGGCAAAGATAGATGCCAGGCGCAGCGTAGTCTTATCACGAGTCTCTACGTAGTTACCTTTGATGGCGTGGTATTGGGCAACAGCACACCACTCCGCCTTAATAATATCTGAGGGATGGATGTAAGACTGATCACGCTCATCAAAAGGCTGCGCTAGAACATGGCGCTCTAAGGCACCCATCAAGCGAGTCTCTCTTTTATTTGCATTAAGAAATGCTTTAAGATCCTTGCTCTGAATCGTTGTTGGTTTTGCCATGCTTACCCTCCAGGTCAAGCCACTGGTCCAAAGTTAGACCGAGCTTTTTAATTTTACGCTGAGCTGCGTTTCGTTCTCGGTGGGATAGTCCGCCAAAGATTCCGTGCAACTCATCATTTAATATTGCTTCTTTAAGACATTCTTTTCTTACTGGACAAGGAGGTCTTCCATCCTTACCCCAGCATATGGCCTTTGCTTTATCCGCAATCGGCTTGTACAAAGCTTTGTCTCGTGGTGGAAAGAACATCTCTGTATCTTCTCCACGACACTTGGCTTCGTATCTCCAAGTCCAATCTGGATCATCACTATATCGCACTACTCACCTCTTAATGCATTACGCATTTCAAAAAAATCCTCCTCTAGTAGCACCACATAGTTTTCGCCATCAAGATGCAGACCAAGAACTGGAGTTCTGCTATCAAGTATTGCTTCTTTAGTAATCTTTTCAAGTACTTCTGACTTGATAGTTACCGACTTCTTTCCTGTCCACTTATGCTCGATAAGAAGATCGTCACTTCTGACGTCTCCTTTACGAGACCAAAATGCACCGGAGGCGGCGCTGCGCTTGCCACCTGTTACTTTCTCTAAACGCTTTTCATGCTTTAGAGATTGCTTCTGACCTTCACTCTTCATCTGGACTCAGCATAATAACTGGGGTCGACTTGAGCGTGTCCATTACTGCTGCGGTAAGTTCTTCTCTTAGATCAATCTCTTCACGTAGTGAGTCGATGAGAGCCTGAGCGCCTTGCCACTTACGATCATTATAGTACATCCAGCCACCCCGACGATCCACGATGCCATTGAGGATGGATAGGGCAACGATTTCCTTACCGGAATCGTAGCCCCCAGCGTTAACTGGTCCTCCATCTGCAAAGTAGAAGTCGAGGTAAGCTGTTTGCTGTGGCGGGTAAGTCTTGTTCTTAATTGTCCGGACACGGATTGTTTGCCCCACACGGCGCTTCTCCTGTCCAGTGCCTACCTCTAGCCAATCATCACGCTTTACTTCGCAACGAACGCTGTAGGCATAGTCTTTGCCAAGACCACCCGGAGTTGTACGAGGATCGCCGTGCATGACACCGATCTTCATACGGTATTGGTTGATCATCATGCCCAAGATTGGGCGTTCTGAATCAATCAAATCTCTTTTTGTTGCTGACGCAACCTTACGGAAGAACTTGTTAGTGATTAGAGCTCCTCGTCCAACGGTGAATTCATCCATTTCTTTCTCATCCTCTGCTCCAGGAACCAAGGCAGGAAGAGAATCAATAACGACCATATCCACAGCTTTGCTTTCCATAAACGTAATAACCGCACCATATGCATCCTCCATGTTGTTAGTTTCTACAAGAATAACTCTCTCAGTTATAACACCGCAGAGCTCGGCGTACTTTGAATCAAAGTCTTCAGCAGCAATCCACACTGCAGTAAAGTTAGGATTAGCCTTTTGGTTAGCAGCAATCGTGCGAAGCGCTAATGCTGTCTTACCATGAGATGCCTCACCAATAAGCTCTACCCAACGGTTCATTGGCCAGCCACCACCTAGTACAACGTCTAGTGTTAGTGAGCCGGTTGTAATGCGTGGAGAAAGAATCACTTCACTGGCAGCAACAACTGTGTTCTGTCCCAGCTTCTTGTTAAGCTGTGCGACAATCTTTAATGCCTCTGAGTTAATAACTGCCATTATCCGATCCTATCTACGATTGTTGTTGGATTAAATCCGCCTGATTGTCCTACCTGAATTGCCTTCTGTGTGGGCCCTGAACTGCTTCCACCTGTACCTGCAATGCCTGACCCTGTCTGTTGAATAGGGTATCCGCAATCGTAGCAGCGCATACGTTGCGTACCTTGTGGTGCAAAGTAGTTTCCTGAACCACAGTCTGGGCATGTGTCGGAGCGCTTAGCACTCTGGGCCTTAGTAACTAACTGATCTGTCTCTGGATTGTAGCCAACACGTACGTTAGGCTGTTGTACCGGAGGTGTGTATGGAACCTGCGGTGCTGGTCCTGTAGGTGGCATTGCCTGTCGTGGAGTTGCTCCTCCACCTAATCTGCGAGCCCACCAATCGTTATTCGACATCTGTTTCCACCTTTGATTCTAATAGTCCTAAGTTAAAAAGAGTTGATATGCAGGATACCGACGAAGATATCGCTACAATCTTAAATAAATCTACAAGCTTCTCTTCTATATCGGCACCGAGCTTTAATACATCTAGGTCGTTGTCATCATCATCTAAAAGATAAGCAGCAGCGGTTATACGAGACGCTAAGTCTGAATGAGAATCAATGAAAGGAATTAGACTAGCGAAGCGCTCTAAACGCTTTTGACTCTCTAGTTCTTCCATCTCAGCTACCTCATCAGAAATAGGAGGTAGACCTAAAGACTCTGCTATACCTTCTGCAGGCTCCAGCATAGAGTCGTATATAGCTTGTCGCATTAGTATAGGCAGAGGTATGTGCTTGATCTCAACACGGCTCTTCTTCTTTTTCTTTCGTTTAAAGATCAATCTTTTGCCTCTCCCCATTTATCTACTATTTTAACATCTGCTAGCATAGGTATTGACAGGGCTTTGATGCCCTCCATAGCCTCACGAATAGCTGCAGCTGTTTCTTCGATTACTTCCTTTGGCGCAACCGTTACCAATTCATCATGAATAGTAAGGATCATTGCAGCTTTGTCTGGCAACAATCCTTCTGCTCGTACCATAGCCAGCTTAATAAGATCTGCTGCTGATCCCTGGATAACGGTGTTGAAAGCCTGACGTTCTGCTCCAGCACGCTTTCCAATTTCACGAGACAACATGTCTGGTAGGTAACGACGTCGGTTCATATACGTAAGTGCGTAGGGAACAGGGCCACGTCTACGTGTCTCTGCTACTACCTGACGCTTGTACTTAGTTATGGAAGGAAACTTACGTGCAAAGTTATCTAACAGATCACGAGCTTCTTTACCGGACACTCCGATAGAAGTAGCAATCTTCTCAGGACCAATACCGTACATCATACCTAGCACAAGAGTCTTTGCGCCACTGCGGTCTACACCAACAGTGTCACCAATAGTTGTGTAAATATCTACGCCGTCTAAGTAGTTCTGGCAAAGCACTCTGTCACCACTGAAGGAAGAAAGAATGCGAGGTTCGATCTGAGAGTAGTCAGCTACAACAAGTTGGTAACCCTCTGGCGGTACAAAAAGATTTCTAATAGCTTTTCCATTAGCAGTACGTGGGTTGGGTACGTTCTGTAGGTTTGGATTACGGCTAGAGAAGCGTCCGGTCTCCGCACCATACTGAATGAAGTCTGTGTGGATCCTGCCGTTCAAAAGCAGTGCTCTCTTAGCCACTGTTTTAGACTTGCCCGAAGTTGTCCTAGTTATGTCTCCACCAAGGTAAGGAATTACATAAGTAGTTAGTAACTTATTTAGGTCAGAATAATTAAGAAGGGCGTCAACCAGTGCATCCTTGCCCATGAATGCTTTGATTGCTGGTTCAGATACCGAGAAGTCTGAGATGACAAGGTCATTACCTGCCTCATCATTCTTGACGCCCTTCGGGGTGAGTACACGTGGTTTAAGTCCGCGACCACCCTCCTTCTTACTAGAAAACAATAGCTTTTGTTTCTCAGGTACGCTGTTGATATTAAATGCTTTTCCTGCTAAGCGATAGATGGTTGCCTTAGTTTCTTCTAACTGGTTCTCAAGATCTTCTTTAAGAACTTTAAGAGCATCAACATCAATGTCTGCGCCATGAAGTTCCATGCGAGAGATTACATATAGCACATCCATCTCAAGCTTAAATACGCCCAGAACATTATCACGCTCTAACTTAGGAGCATACTTATTCCATAGCTTCCAAGTCCACTCTGCGTCTAGCCCTGCGTAGGTAGCAACATCATCAAAGGTGTGCGCTTCAATCTGTGCGCCTACACCCTTGACCATGTGGTAATCAAACTCGCGCTTTAAACAATCATCAAGACCCAAGTTATGATTGTTACGAGTATCTAGAACAAAGGCTGCGTTGAGGGTGCAAGCATATGGCTTGGCAGGCAATTGTCCTAGATACTTCGTAACACTCTGTAGATCAAACTTTAAGTTGTGGCCAATCTTAAGCATGTCACCAAAGAACAATGGCTTAAGGGCTTTAAATACTTCTCCGGGGGTAAGCTGCTCTGGGGCTTCTCCAAATACTTTAGTAGCTTTGCGCTCATCTTTACTGTAATCGGATGCACGAAGAGGCAGACCTTTAATGATACGGTCTTGTGCAGAAGGAAGTAAAGGATAGTCTGTATGAAGGTACTCACCATTAGGATGACCCATAGGAATAACATCAACACGATCATTAGTAGCCATAGCAATCCACACGACTTGATTCTGTCGTGGATCGCCACGATGATCGCCCATGGTTTCTACGTCAAATACAAAAGCATCTTGTGTTAGATAGTACGACACAAGCTCTTGTAACTGTTCAGATGTTGTAATGATATTCATTGCGCTCCTAAGGTTTGGTTAAGGGAGCCGGTAGAAAGGAGGTTCAAAAACCCGGCTCCCCCAACAAGATGGGACTACTTATCCGTTGGCTGCGATTTCACGAGCAATCTCCGCAAGCTCTGCCTTGGTTGAAGTATGGAGAGCTTCAGGTCCAAGTGGCTTTAGGGTCTTGATTAACTCAGCAGCAGCAACAGGATCAATATCCCATTCCTCAGCAAGGTCACGTTCTTTAACAGGTACAACGCTGTAAGATGTCTTGGTCCCCGTGCCAGTCTTACTTACTGCATAGTACATGTCTGGACGATTGAGAGGTGCTGTCTTCTTATCAGAAGCAAGCTTCTCAAGTTGTCCACAGAGGCGTACACCAACAATCATTAGTTGAACTTGTGGTTCTTCATCAGATAGATTTAGAACTGTAAAGGCGAACTTCTGTGATGGAATGCTACCAACTTGAACTAGTGGGTCGCCTTCGCCAATACCGATAAATGATTTCTTTCCTGGTCGATTAACCCAGTGTTGCATGAACACAATTGGTTCGTCGGAGATAAACTTTACAAGCTGAACATCTTCATCAAACTTGAAGTCAGTTGCAAATGATTTGGCAGATTTAGCTACAGCCTTCTTGGCTGCACTCCAACCAGTCTGAATGCTGGAGGATGTTGGTGAGGATGTATTTTCGTCCTCTTCAATAAACAGGTCATCTGCTTCTAGAGATGCTGCTGTTGTGTATGAGTCAACGTTTGGAACGTCTGACTTGTTGATACGTAGTGATGTGGTCATTGGTTTCTTCTTTCATAGGATCAGTGGATCATGGTTATTAGTTTGTTTCTTGACTGTGAATCTTTCTCCAGGTTTCCATCAATTCAATTGATAGATCTGTATGTCGGTTCCAATCAATGCGTGGAGCTTCCATAAGCCCGCGAGCTTCGAAAGCTTTTATAGTCGCCTCTACAATGTCTCTGCTGTACATCCGCCAACCTGGCTTCTTTACACCATCAACTACTATAGACTTGAGACGGTAAGGTGCACGTGGTATATAACCTTTGCGTTCCCAAAGTCTGATAGTCACTAGTGGACGACCTAGTGCAAGAGCAAAAGCCCCTGCACTAAATAATTCTACCACACTTCCGTTAGGTAGTTTCTTCACCTGAGACTCTGAGTCCCAGGAACCTTCTTCTTTTTTTACTCTAGGCTTCTTAGCCTCAGGATTCAGAGGACGGCGTTTCTTCTTAGAGCCTGGATAGAACTCATCCAACCCTGCAAAGATAAGGTCTACTGGATCCTGATTAGTCATGACTTGCTCGGGATGAACGCGTAGCTAATAGACTTAGGATACATTTCATCGATCTCTTCTTCTGTGAGGAGACCTTCATATAGACAAGCCATTACTTCTGCCTCATCTAGTACCGGAACCATCTTATAGCAACGCTCTGTCAAGCCTTTGCTAAGTAAGATGCTAGATGCTTCGTCCTCATCAAGCTTCTGTGTGACACGTCGTTGACGTTGTAGAGACTGGTAGCCGTCTACTTCTTCTGGCAATGAATACCAGAGATGGCCCTTCTCATCAGGCGTACCTTCTTTATCAACAAGGTCTGATAGCTCTGTCTTAAGGCTTGATTGCTCTTTAGTTAGATCTTCGATACGACTACGTAGATTCACGTACTTGCGTACCTTACTTACAATTGGATTGCCCTCACTAGGCAAGTTTCTTTCAATTACATTTGGCATGTTTTTTACCCCCCTATTAAACAATATAGCACAGATAATTTAGTCTTGCAAATCCACCTTGATGTACTCTTTTAGGGCAGAGATGATTACATCCGTAACAGTACGGCCATCGATCTCGGCCTTGTCTTTGACAGCGGTCCAGAGCTCATTAGATACCCGGATGGTACGGGTTGGGGTCTTAGGTGCGTTTGGCATAAAGAATATACTAAACCATAGTGGTCTGTAAGAACGCCTTAAGACTACCTAAATTTAACTCCACACCGCCGTCAGAATTGATGCCTTCCCCATCCATAATCGCATCGGCTACTGCATTCTTTTGACGCAGCATGTCGTGCTGTCGCTCCTCTATAGAACCCTCCATCAGGAAGTCTTGAATAACAATTGAAGGCCAAGTACTAGAGGCCCTTCGTATACGCCCATTACGTTGTAGCGCCAGACCTGCGTTCCACGGAAGATCGTAATTAATAAGTAGGTTAGCCTGAGGGAGATCCACGCCATAGCCACCGGCGTCAGAACTAATAAGTATACGACAACTTGGGTCAGTTTGGAAAGTGACCTTAGCAACCTCTTTAGCTTTAGCATCTAGTTCTCCCGTATAGATCTGTGGCTGATACTCTTCCAGGCGTGCTCCAAGTAGCTTAACCATATGTACATAGCTTGTAAAGATAACAACCTTATTTTGATCATTAACATCTAAGAACTCTGAAACATACCGGAGTAGTGCGTCAACTTTTGGATGAGATTTAAGAGGAGCAAGCTTACCCGTCTCATCTAAATCATTTACATACTTAGAACCACTATCAGAATCTTTACGGTATCTACCAGCAGAGTTAGACAGTAAAGCGGGTGCATCGCAAAGCATTCTTAATGCCGTTAGTTTAGACATAATCTTGCCCTTCAAAGCATTTGCTGCAGTATCCTGATCTGCTCCAGAGTAGTGAGAGAAGATATCAAAGGATGTGCCGTAGCTTTCAATAGCATTTTCTAAATCCTCTAGGATTTCTCTGGCTATATGATTGTAAAGAGCTGCCCCTGCCCTATCAAAAGGTACTCGGATAGGTGGTGCAAAAATAGTGTCCGGTAAATACGGAGCTACATCGGGATCTTGTTGTCGCTTTCTAACACTGGCATCACCCATAGCTTTGTTTAGTGTAGGAAGATTTCTATACTTCTCTACCCCACCAAAGTGGTTGCGTACAATAAACGTCTTGTCAAACAAATCAAACCGGCCCAATACCTTTTGATCTACAAACTGCATGATACTGTAGAGTTCTTCTGGCTTACCGTTTTCAATAGGTGTACCGGTAAGAGCAAACTTAACCTGACTAGTAAGTTTCTTTACTTGCTTTGATCGTTTTGATCTAAAAGACTTGATGGCTGTTGCTTCGTCGCAGACAACGAATCCTCTTGCGAGGTGTTGAACATACTCCCAGTCATTAACAACCTGCTCGTAGTTAAGAATGACATAGTCAGTGAGCGAATGCCCCCAGTCGACTGCCTCTCCGTATTGAATAGCTCTTTGTTTTGGCGTTCCATCAATGACCACAACGTTTGCAGTGTCATCTGTAAATTTCCTAATCTGTTCGGCCCACTGATACTTCAATGAGGATAGACAAATAATAATACCTGGTTCAGTTATCTTTCCTAGGTCTTTAAGTTCTTCAAGTGCTGCAATAGTCAGGACAGTCTTACCCAAACCAAGGTCGTAGGCAACAAGCATCTTCTTGCGTGCCACCATAGCCTCTACGGCTTCTACTTGATAAGGTAAGAGTGTTCCTGTAAAACTCACGCGTCTTGTCTCCAATGAATAAATGAACGAACGTATACAACACCATAGGCAATAGCTGACACAATAAAGCCGTACTGTTTTGTGGACACTGCATAAACTATCCAGATAACCTCGTTAGCTAATAGGATTAACCAACCCCAGATAGTTTTTCTTCCAACAAAGTAAATACCAAAAACACCAATTGCTGCTAATACCCAGGACCACATCATACAAGCTCCTCTATGGGGCGTACGTTTTCTAAACGACGAACTGAATTGCAGACCTTACAGGTAATAGATGTAGTCTCTCCATTATGACGAGTACGTCTTTCGCTAACATGCACCTGTGCAGACTCACCAAAAAGAGGGTGGCCGTTAACACAAGTGGTTGGGTCTTGCTGCTTTTTAAGATTCTTAGTGTTCTCTGAAATTGTTACCAAACGAAGATGATCAGGGTTGCAGCAGTTTCTTACCCTACAGGTATGATCAACTACCATTCCAAAAACTACTGGTTCTTTTAATGTGGCAACTACTAGCCTATGCACTAAATACGTAATGCCTTTATAAGAGAATCGACCATACCCGTCATCAATCTTACCGGTCCATAACCAACAGGTATCTGTTTTGTTAACCTTATCCCAGAATCTTTCTGGAAGCTCCTCTAAGATATTATAATCAATCGATGGTCTAGCCATGTGAAAGCACTCCTTGCATCCTTGTTTTAACCATAAGCGTTAAGTCTTCTATAGATCCGTTGTTAGTAAAGATCTGATCAACAGGGTAGTCGTCCATCTGTGACTCAGACACGTGAGCGTTTACTGCGTTAACGCCTATACGCTTAAGGCGCCATACCTGTGACTCTACCCCAGTAAACTGACTAATAAGCTTGATAGACTCCGCTTCATTGGTGAATCTTACATCAGTAATAACAATGTTATCTGCAGGATCAATTGTTTTAAGCACTTCGTTTACCCAGAAGTCTTCACCAAATACTTTACGAGCAGCAACACCGGAGTTCTGAAGTAGACGGCGAATGTGTGGGGATTGCTTAGCAACCTCCCAGCCATCACGATCAACCTTTGCTTTTACAAATAGAGGTTCCCCGGCAATTGAGTCGTACATAGGGTTAGTCTCATAAAGAAAGTCCCTGATCTTATCTGCAAAAGCTACACGGGTGTACCCATAGTTTTCTACTAGGATCTTAGCCACTGTGTCTTTGCCTGATTGTGCATAGCCTGTTAGTCCGATGATCATAAGAATGCTGCCTCTCCAAATACGGAATGTTTTGAACCCTCTAAGCAATAGTGTACCAAATCTTCTGGCATGTCTCCAACATCTTTATACTCGCTGCCCTGATAGTTTAAGAACCAACACTCCATGCCTTCTTTGCGAGTACGCTCAAGCATGTCTGCTGAAGCTTTTCTACCAGCAGCGTCGTTGTCCATAGCAAATATAAGCTTGTCTGCTGCCTTCATAAGCTGTAGCTGATCATCACTAATAGATGCACCAAAAGTTGATACCGCACCAAAAATTCCCATTGATGAGAGTTTAACTGCGTCTAGTGGAGACTCTACAACAATCATTGTTCCGGACTTAAACAGCTCAAGGCCAAACAATGTTTTTGATTTAGCTACGCCTGTAGGTCTGTTACGAAAGAAGCGTTCTGTTTGACTCTTCTCTTGCCAACCCATAAGCTTAAAGCCGTTAGGGTTTCTAATAGGTGTGATCCAGGAGTTCTTGTTAGGGTTCCACTTTACGCCGTGGAGCACACAAGCATCCTCTGTCAAACCTCTAGCAGATAAAGCCCAATCAGGTGCTACGCTGTCAAAAATTGACAGCCGTGCCTCACTCATCCCTACAGGTGCAGGGATAGGAATGTAGCTATTGCGAGCTTCCTCTAGCTGGCGTGCAAGATATTCAAAGTTAACCTCGACATTATTGCGTAACCATTCCTTGGCAGCCTCAAAGTCTACGCGTCCCCATGTAGTGGTGAACTCTTTGATCTCACCAACAAGAGTAAGTAATGTGCCTTTGTATCCGCAAGAGAAGCAATGATGAACACCGCTCTCAGCATTCATAGACCAAGAAGGATTACTATCCTCTCGTCCGGTACGTTCTAAGTGCATAGGACATAACCCAAGCAACTCATCGCCACGCTGTGTCACCTCAATACCTAGATTGAGAAGCACACCTTCTACTGAACCCTCCGCGTACATCAGTCCTCCCTCTCCCACCCTGGCTTATCTGGAAGCGTAGGCGCGGTAGCTTTAGCGCCACACAACGCACACTCCATCTCTGTAAAATACAAAGATACTTCGTAGTCTTCAAACATAGCTTGTATGTTCCACAACATAGACCCGCAAATACAAACGTGAATCGGTTCCCCACGAAGATCCATCATCGTCTTACCCTGCGCTTAATACGCCTACGCTCTACAGGAGTTGTTCCACCCCATACACCTTCTTTTTCATTGGTGTTAAGGGCAAAGGACAAACACTTGTCTTTGATCCAACAATCATTACAGATGCTTTTAGCTTGCGCCACATCCTTGTCCTCGTACTCTTCTGGAAAGAAAATATCCGTGCTGTAGTCTATACATAACTGTGTCCCATCAAACGGACTTAATGCCACTGAAAGCTGCATACTCTTCAAAGCGCCCCTCCTCCCAATCCCACATAAGATCTGTTGAACCCATACCTGAAATACGACTTGCTGCAACTGTTAAAGATCTAGATGAATCGTCTTCTTCATCCTGACGTTGTAATGCTAAAACAATATCTGAGTCCTGTAAGAACGATGATGTGTAACCAATAGAGTCTGCGGTTACTTTGCCACCACGCATCTTAGAACGCAAAGCCTGAGTACTAACTACAACAGGCACATCGTAACGCTGAGCTACACGCTTCATGTTACGAGTCAAGCTACGTAGTGATCGTTCGCTCTCAGTCTCTCCGGTCTCTTCGTCCATCATAAGATACATACCGTCAACGAATACGATATCTGGTTTGAACTTCTCGATCTTTGCTGACAGTCCAGTTATAGTTCTAGCTGCAATGTTGTCTGGCATCCAGAACTCTTGGCGTAGTTCGCTAAGGTGCTCCCGATAATTCTTTTCTTCTTCTGGTTTGAGAGCACCACGGATCAAACGACTATGTGAAATGTGTGCACGCATAGCGTCGTAACGCGTCTTCATTTCTCTGGCTGTCATCTCAAACGACTGAAACATAACCTTAAGGTTTTCATCCTGTGCACGGATGGCCATCTGCATTGCTAGAACAGACTTACCTGTCTTAGGCGGGGCCACTATAGTCCACAGCTGTTGCTTAAGTAATCCGGCAGTAATGTCATCAATAGTTTTAAATCCAGTAGAGATACCAAGCAAACCGTTAGGGCGTGTTTTAATACTCAAGTACTCATCGTAACGCTCTAGAGGGTTCTCGCTGAGGTTCTCGTCGTTAGACTCTCTAGTGTTATCGTTAAGAAGTGACTGCACCGCAGAACTCATAGTCTGAATAGCTGCGTTGTGATCGCCCTGCTGTACAGACTGCTGAGCCTCTAGCAAAGTATCAATAGTCTTTTGACGCTTTCGATACTCTATTAACTGATCAATAAGATACTCAACGTTGTCCTCTACGGCATGCAAAGTGTAGGTAGGAAAGTTCTCTTTAACAGTAACGGAAGTAGGAACTTCTCCATACTTCTCGTTATGCTTTGCTATGAACTTCCATACCTGTCGGTTCATATCATTAAAGAACCAGTCTTCCTGCACACCAGACTCAACAAGGGGTCTTATATCCCTGTTACGAATGGCTTTGGAAAGCAAGCGCTCTTCATTATTTGCTGCCATGCATCGCTCCCTCATCTAAAAACCAGTGCCCATAGCGCATGCCACGAGAACCAATATCAATTACATACTTTACTTCTGGCCTATACGGAAGCTCTGCTACAAGATCTGCCACTACCGGATAAGCTTTTGAATAGTTAAACGGATTAGTTCCTAGATTGTCTAGATCTTCTAACACGTTGTCCATCTGATCTTGCGAATGTTCAAACCCAACTAGCTCTAAGGTGTAGTCATACTTTTCTCTAAACCTCCAGAAACTAGAAAGAGCTTGTCGGTCATAGGTAACCTCTTCGTAAGGCACTTGTATACCAAGCACCCTATTAAACTTTAGTTCTCTAGACAGAATACAATCTAAAGCAACGACGACTCTCATAGGAATCTCGTTAGATATATCGCCCCCGCGCATATTTACAGAGCTACGATCTTGCCGTAGTTTACCAGCAATTCTCTGAACGCTACAGGATCTTCTGAGGCCATGCGGCTTTCGTAACGATCAACCTTGTTAGAGATTTCAACTGGATAGATTCCGTTGTTCTTCTCCATTTTATCTTTTACAAATCGTGTATGCTTGCAGTTGGTACGGGTGTTGTACCCAGGGCAATTGCATCGCAGCTTATGCGTATTTTGATTAACATGCACCTCGTGCACACCCGTATCAGATAAGAACATCTGTGTGATCATCCAAGACATATCAGGTACTTTCATTTTCGTAAATCTCCCTTATCAGATTCTACCTCAACCCACATGAATGCTTCATGGGCAAAGCTTGCCATTGGTTCACCATACGTACGTCTCCAACTGTCTGTACGAACATTTGTAGTAATGATTGTTGGAAGTCCTGAATTAAATCGTGCACGGATCAAAGCATCAAAAACATTTTCTGCCCAACCTGCTTGAGTCTTATATTCTTTACCAAGGTCATCTAAGATGAACAAAGGTATCGAGTGACGATCATCCCCATAGATCCTCTTTAACTCATCTTCTAATGAGTTGTCGGAAAAAGCACTCTTCTCAAGGCGCAAGAACTTTGGGTAGTCCAAGAATAGACCAGGCTGCTCCAGTTCGAATGGCATTGTCCGAATAAGCTCCTGGACCGCCACAGAGGCTAGGGTCGTCTTGCCGTGACCTGGTAACCCTACTAGTAGGAGTCCAAGCCCGCTAGAGGGGCTTCCAGGGCTTTTAATGACCATTCCTGAGCGGACCTGCTCCAGCCAGATTTTGACCTTGTCCACGGCAGGGCCGTTATCGAGGTCTGAGAGCTCCATACCAATAGACTTCATAGGCAGGTTGGCTCGTAGGATCCGGTGACGGATACTCGGTGCGATCTTGTTCAGGTCGTACATTACTTGCCTCCTAGTAGTTTGAGCATCTTCTCTTGCTGAGCCTTGAACTCTTCATCCACATAGGATGTAGGTAGTTCTTCGCGGGTAACCAAGCCGTGTGCGGTTGGGTAGTACGCTATGAACCTGCGCCAGATCTGAACGCCGATACCTGGGTCGTTAAGATTGCGTGGGTCCTCAAAGAACATTCTAATAGCTAGAAGCATCTGTTGTCTAGTCACGCCTTCTTTAATCATCTTGTTAATCCAAATAGCAAGCTGCTGAGTGTTAAGCTGCATAGGAACATCACGAGCCTGACTGAGGTTGAGTAAAGATCCAAACTCTGCGACAAGATCCTTGGTGCTCCAGTCAGCCTCTGGCTTTTGTGAACGGTTACGCATTGGGTCAGACTCTAGGTCCTTGGCGCCGTACTTAGCCTGACGCATTGCCTTCTTGTCTTCGACCTTGCCGACAGCGCCACTGGCATCATCGTCTACCTCAAAGCGCAGGCGCTTCTTTGGCGCAGGTTGTTCTCCATCTAAATCCCATCCCATCTCATTACCTCCTTCACTTCTCGAGGACGCAGTCCTCGATATAGTAGAACTACGTAGTAGTTCTACTATAGGCTTGTTACTAGTACTAGTATTAGTATTAGTAGTTGTATCACTGTCAATATACAAGAGCCCTGAAAAGCCGGTATTCAGACTTAAGAGCTTTTTTGCTGCTTCTGTGAACTTCATTGCGCTAAACCACTTGGTGCCATTCCACTCTCTGGTGGTCATGATGTACTGTCCGCGCTTTAATTCGTTGATCGCACCTTGGATTGAATCTCTACCTTCGGGCATGACGGCAGAGAGCTCGTCAGCCGATACGACTCGTCCAAGCTCTGCGTAGTATGCGAATAAGCCTCTTGCCCGCATAGACAAGTAGGGGTTTGAATATGGTGATTGCATAATGTCTCCTCTATAGATATTCTATCGCGGAGGTATGCGCTTTGGCAAATTGCCTTTCGGTAGCCCTGTAAAGATCTGCTCAACCATCAAGGAGAGGGTAAGACCTGCAAAGGTAGAACCAAGTACAAATGGTACTAGTTCCTTAAGTGATACTCCTAGAAGGAGACAAAAGATTATGTTAAGTGCGATACCTAACAACCCCCGCCACTTGTTTAGTGCGAATAGAAATGCTTCTACGGCAGACAGGATACACGCTGTAGCCAATGCGGAAATTAATAAGGTGCCCATATAAAACAGTCTACTCTCTAAACACTGCTCTGTCAATGTGGAAGTTCTGACCGGATACATAACCGCCTGTTGGGGTAGCTGTAACGGTTAGTATAGCGTACGCTGCTCCAGCAATATTAGCGATAGAGTATGTGTCCGCCAAGTATGCCCAACGTGTGGTAGTAGTAAAGGTCTTAGTGTTTGTCTTACTGTACACAGATACATCTGCGGAGTTAAAGAACTCCACCTTTAGCGCAAAGGTTCCCGCAGCGTTCGCGGCGTTTGGTCGCAAGGCAACAGATGCATAGTAGCTTGCACTATCAGAGATGTAAACCTTTGATGTCTTTATTCCAAAAGGAACACTTCCTGCAGATCCTGCAGTGGTTACTTTTGCATAAGCTTGTCCGTGAGTAACGTCTTCGCTAAACTCTGAGCCCCTTACAATTACCCTACTGAGTGTAGAGTTTACTGCCACCCAAGATCCAAGGCTTGATTCAAAAGAGTTATTAGGAATTAGTGATTCCTTTAGATCAGGATAGCCGTAGTTTTCGTGACCTGTTTTAACAGCTATAGTAGTACCGTTAGCAATAAAGTTTGTAAGTGTGTTTTGTAAACGAGACAGCTTCACCTCGTAGTTGTATAAGAAGTTAGCCTTGCCTGAGTATGTGCTTTCTCCTTGAATAGCGTACATATTTTTAGCGCTGTTTATTGGGTTAAGTAGTGCTGTAGTATTTGTACCGTCAGCGGAGTCTACGTAGCGATGTGGGATACGACCATACTCTGCTTGAGTAGCATCAATGTGGAAGTACGTAGCACCTGCTACGGTTGCGGCAACAGATATTGTCCAAGATAAACTTGTAGCCCCTGCGGTAAGAGAGTAGACACCAGAAATTCTATGCCACACCGCAGTGTCGGTTGACGGTACTGTGTATGTTGTTCCGTTAATAGTGTATGTTGCTGCAGGGCCTCTTACATATGCGGATACAATAAAGTCTTCCCCGCCTTCAGCAACATATGGAAGATAAGCTACACCTGTAATAGCAGTGGTTGTTGTGTACGCTACTTTACCAAAGTGTGTTCCAAACAATGGTCCAAGAGAAGCATCTGTTGTTACTCTTGTTAGAGTTCCTGTAGATGACCAGTCGGTAGTGTTTGCGTCAAACCCAGGGTTAGACATGTAGTTAACTATGTTCTTTGTTTCCCAACGAGTATAGTCAGGAGAATAATATTGTTGTGTAGTAGGATCTGTAGGAGCGATTCCACCAATGCCTGAAAAGAATCTACTGGCAATATCTTTATGCTCAATCATCGCACCGTCAACATAATAAACTCTGTTGTTAATAGCTTCAGGAAAATATATGGTTACCTTAACCAAAGGATATCCAGAATCCTTAGTGTATGCAGGAGTGGTAGCTGTTACAGATATTTGTTTCTTTTCTGTAAGAGACAAGGTCATAGCGCTAGACTCAACAGTGTAGTGAGAGGTAGGGTAGTACTGTCCTTCTGTATCTAAAAAGACTCTTGTTTGTTCTTCCTCAGATACATATTGAGAAAACTCAACTTTTGCTACAGCTGTGTCAGCAAAGGTTCCTAAAATATAAGCACTAAATGTAAGTACCTTGCCCGGGTCTATAGCAACCCAATCAGAAACAATTGCAGCATTAGCAGCTGTAGCTGTAAACTTAAGGCACTGTGTTCCGTGCACACCGTAGGTTGTGACTCCGGAGGTTACGCTTTTATCAATATCTAGAGATCCGCTAGACGCAGACCATCCAAATAAACCTGACTCAAAGTCACCATTTGATAAGTAGTTTTCTTTATCTCCTATAGCTTCTATTCTAATAAGTTTTGCGTCTTGATATTCAAGGCTGCTGTAAGCTTCAGCAAATTGAAATAGATCAAGTGCGTATCTACTAGATGACGCGGACGAAGGAGTTATTGTAATAGATACTTTAGCAAATCTAGCGCCAATAGGGGACACGCGACCATTTCTTCCAGAGTCAGAAGAAGTCCTAAATTCTTTCCAACTTGTAGTTGTAGTCGATGCCGTGCCTGCTGCGGTACTTCCCAAAGATACGCCAAACATGTTGTACCACGTAATAATAGCGGTAACGTTTGCTGCATTATCTCTGTGAAGTACTTGACCGCTAAATAAATAACGAGTGTTCTCTTTTACAGATATTCCATACAAGGTAATATCTTCCCCATTGTTTGGCAAACTAAGAGTAACTGCAGTTGTTGCTGTTGTGGTAAGTTGAGCAAATCCAAGCAACCTAGGTTTAAAAATAGGGTCAAACAATACAAGAGTTTTATCAGGAATTGGCACGCCTGTTTCTACAGCATATGTTTTTTGTACTAAGGTGCCGCTAGATGCTACCCAACGCCCCAGGCTCTCCTCAAATGAGGAATCATTGTAATCCAACATTAGGTTGTTACCCTCAACAACATCGGCACCCCAATGCGTTAACGCTGTGACGTACGTGCTTATACCGGACTTAGTTCCCTTAATAGCATTGATAGTGTTTCCCGCTCCATATAAAGAACGGTGATAGCTGTCTCCCAAAGAAGGTTCATATGTAAGACCTAGATCTGTAACTCCGTAACGTAATAAAACAGATGGGGTATAGATGGAGTTTGCTGCTTCACCTAAAAGATATGCTTGAGTACGCAATTGATCGTATACAAACGCATACATACTTAACACTTTATAAAGAGTATTGTCTTCATTCTCTCCCACACCGTCACCAATATTTGCGGAGTCAGGATTAAGCCAAGCTTTTGGTACCCACCTAGTAATTGTATTTATTGTACTGGTTTGATTAACAACAATCTCGTAATCTTCCCCACAGTTAATCCAGTTAAGTCCATTAAATATCCACAAAGAGTAGTGAATCTCTTGTGTGTTAGTAAAAGAAATAACATCAGTATGGGTGTTTGTAAATGCTGTGTAAGGTCCCCCTGCTACATACGTAGCATCATCGGGATTATCTAAACTTCCAATATGACTCTTTACTAGTTTCCAATGAGTAATTCCTGGGTCTGCTGGATCAGGTATAATATTTCCCCAGGTAATTTGAATAAGGTCGTAGTCTAAAGACGTAGCGACAAGATTTGACTCATAGTAAACACCTACAGTAGATAACTCACCGTACTTAAATCCAGACCCATAGCGTCTAGTACCGTACTTTGCCATTTACTTCTCCCTTAAGCAATTCCACCAGTTACAGTACTCACCAAGTTGGATGAAGTAAGGTATAAAATTTCATTTGAGTTCACAGTAAAGTTAGCAGCACTTGAGCTACCGTCTTTATTGTACTTAGTAATTGAGGTAGAGGTGACTCCAGGTATAGATTGAATAGCTGTAATTACGGAAGAAATAGGAACAGTTCCACCAAAAACATTTTTATAGTACTGGAACAACCCGCTAGATCCTAGTAATGCTTTATAGATTGCAAGTTTAATGTCGGATTGTTTATAAGTATCTTGAATAGTAACAGTAGCGTCTACGTATACAGGTACATATGTAGGAGGAAGAATGTTTAGTGTTACTCCAGCAGGAATTTTGTCTGCCATATATTGCAATACAGCAGATTGAATTGAGTACCAGTTATTTGTGGGAGTTGTTTTAATAGCTAGTCCTGTACGACCATTTGCTGTTGCAGTGTTCCATGTTCCTGTAGCAGCATTTGTTACAGTAAAAGATGTAGTCGTAGGAACAGAAGCAATAGTTGCTCCAGAAAGATTATACTGAGTTAGGTATAGACCTGAAATGTTGACTACGTTTCCTACAGAAAATCCGTGAGCAGAGGCTGTGTTGTATGTAACCGCAGATCCTGATCCGGAAGCATTAGCAATCGTAGTTTGAGGATAGCCTGGAGCAGCACTGTTGTCTTCTTGAGTCTGCAAGTATAGGTTTACAGATGAATAAACAGATGACTGTGCTTTTGTTTTTCCTACTTGACTTACTAATAGAGCTAGATCAGCATAGTCATCTAAAGTAACTGCGCGTCGTCTTGCTGATACGGCTGCTTTAATCTTTGTTTTTATCTGACTAGTATTGTCTGCATCTGCCCCACCATAAGCTGGAGCCACGTTACTTACAGTAAGGTAGGTTAAGGCTTGAGTGTCTGTATTACCAGGAATAAAAGTTAATTCTGAAATAGAGTTAGATTTAATATTTCCTGCGGCACCAACACTGGTCTTATATGTAGCACTAATTAATTGACTTGCCGGTGGGATTTCTCCGTTAATTCCATCACCAAAAACAATATTTATTGTGCCGCTATCATTACGTTGTGTAGTAAATACTGTATCTGTAGGACCGTACTCTAAAAGAGAACTTACATAGTTCCATAAGCTAAACGCTGCTGATTGCCCTACATACACACTGATAGAGGAGTCGATAATATTTGCATCCACAATTAAAAAACTCTGGTTTTCAACTCCGCTAGAGGTTCCTAGGTTTGCCGGCAGTGCCTTATTATAAGTACTGTCAATAAGGTCTGGACGATCTGTGTTTACTGTTTTACCCTCTTGAGCTTTTAGTGTGATTGTATCACCCGGAGCTAAAGCTGTTGCTGATTCAGTTGTCTCAAAATATACTGCTGAATATGGGCCGTAAGAAAGTGGGGCAAGTACTTGAGTCTTTACTGGAATATCAACAGCAGCTGTAGATACGTTTTCAAAGGTTACGTAGATCTCTGCTGGGGTTGGTCCAGACGGCTTATACCCATATAGCTTAGCTAAAGACAGTAACGTGCTGCGTTGAATAGCTGTGTCAATGGATGTCTCGTTTGCAATACGGTCTAGGTAGTGAGACATAATGTCGCCCATATAGGCAAATGCTTCTACCAGTACATAGCCAAGATCTGAATAGTCTGTAGGGTCCCAATCACTATTAGTCTTAGTTCTAATTAGCGTAATCAGATCTTCTTTGATAGATTCAAAGTCTCTAGATGTATAGTCAATTTGCATTTTAGTAGGTAACCGTTCCGTCCATATTAAATGTTGCTGTGCTAATATTAAGTGTTGTTACTGTATCGTCAGGAAGCATTAACTCTAAAGTAACGTTTTCAATACCTTCAAGCTCATCAAAGTTTATATTAACCTTTGATACCTCTATCTCAGGTATCCATTTGGCAACAGCTCCTCTAATAGCTATAGGTATGGCTACTCTTGCTTCGTTGTCGTTTTCAAAAAGAGCTCCAGACCAGTCTACACCATAGTCTGGCATCATAGGACGTTGCCCTATGTAAGTGCTGACCAAGGTTAAAACTCTGTCCAAATACAGCTTAGTGCTATTACCTGCGGTAGAAACTAATCCGTTAGGATCAATTGTGTACGGATACGCAATGCTTGTTGTCATGCTTGTACTCCAATCCATACGGGAAACTCAGGGTCTCCGGCTACAAACATAACCCAAACCTTTTGCCCCACCACAGGAAGGTTTCTATGAAACGTGTGTTCAGGAACCTTTATTGATGTGTCTGAGCTGGTAAGACCTGGTGCACTAAGACCGCTAGCAGCAGTGTACAGACTTTTTTCATTGACGTCAGTCTTTGATGTAGGTGCGTTCTTGACAACATAGCTCTTTCCAATAGCTGACACCATCTCTTTGACCGGTTTTGGAGTAGTTGATCTTGTATGTGCGTGGTTTAATTGACCCGCTCCAGGCTTAGCAACAATAGTTAGGGCCGGTATATCTGTGCTTCCGTACGCATCTGGTGTAGATGTTGGTTGAGTAGTTAGAAGAGCGGCAATTTCTGCAGCTGTATGAGGTAGGTGATCTGGGTGATTGTTGTTTGAGGTAATGGGTAAACAGCCTTCAGCCCAGTTAGAGACCTCACCACCAGTAGGCATGCTTATCTGAAGCAGTACTCTATTTCTTTTTAAAGGGTCTACACCGGGAGCAACAATAGCAGAGTAAAGCCCAAAGAAACGAAGACGTCCCTGAGGATCTTCACCGTAGTTTGAATATGCCTCGTTCATTTAATAACCCTTCCAGAATCTGTAGCTGTCCATTTTAACACATTTGTTATCTGCGATATGTTGGGAGGGGTGTCGGCAAATGGGCTCATACCACTTACTGATGGGACTCCGACTGGAGAATCAACCGTAACCTGCGTTAAGGCTGTAGCCCCATCCAAAGAATCTAATGAAGAAGAGTTTGGAGATAGTTTGTATTCAGTAAGAATAGCTTCTGCATTGTTTAATGATTGACCTGAAAGCTCTGATTGAACATCTCTATACGAAGAGTTTTTAGCGGCATCTGGGTTTGTATCACCTAAGACATCTGTTCCAACAACAAGTTCTTGCATATAGTCAGCAGGCCTACCACCAAATATGTGCTTGACCCTTAACACAGTCCAATACCCAGACATGCCGTTTGGAAGGCCGTCAAGATATATGGGATCGTATGGTCGTAGCGGTGCGTGACCAACAATGCTTACTACAGCTCTGTGTTGATACCTGTTTGCATTAGAATAGTCAGTAGCAATATGTTGAGCGTCTGCAAAAGATGAAGCCACTTCGTATACATGGTGGGTTTGAAAAGAAGCTGGAGATTCTGTAACAGGGTTGTCGTTTGAGAAGTTTTTCATTATAAGAAGTACTCCTCGCTAGGTACCACAACACCTGCGTTTCCTGTAAGTTTAGATTTGTGCTTATGTTTAGTGCTAAGGACAGATCCATTTTGTGTATGCATTCCTGTAATTACCCGGTCCACACGAACCCCAGTATCCGGCGAGCTATCAGAAACTATTGGTTTAAACCCAAAACAAGTTCCAAGCATTCTTACTTCTGTAGTAGTAGCTCCAGAGTTATCGTCGTCTCCTGCATAATAAAAGTATGGTGCAGATTGTTTCTTATCTTTGTATATCTTATCTACAGATACAAAAAGGAGCGAAGTGTTTTCACAGCGCAAAACAAACCCTGTTGATTTAGCAAGACGTCGAAGAAGCTGCCAGTCACTTTGTCCTGCCTGTACAATACTGGCTTTTACTCTAGGGTGTCTTTGCGTAACCGGTTGTAAGTTGTGCTTAGTAGCAATACGAGATACTACTTGATCTGCTGTTAAATTTTTGTATATCTTTTGAGAGGTATCCTTAAGATAAAACGAAGGGCCCACACAGATAATGTCTGTGTTTCCACCAATAACTGTGTTGGATTGCTCTACCTGTGTTACATACCCGTTCCAAGTAGACTTCAATTTTTGAGACCTAAAGTTAAAGATAACAGGGTCTTTAGAAAGTATGGCATTCTGTTTAGGGTCTGGGTTACCTTTAAAGTGAAGTATTAGCATATCGTGCTCGCTACCTACTTGATAGAGTTCAGCACCAATAAGCAGAATGTCTAGATCTTTAGCTTTTGGAAAGGTAACAGAAAAATCAACCAAGCCACCAGAAGATTGCCAAACAAACGGTATCCAACTAGGACTGTCTATACTAGTTTCCATAAGGAATCCTTATATTTGTTCCTGGCATAATATCAAATGGGTCTAGGATTTCAGGATTGATGTCTAAAATTTCCCACCAGTATTTAGGGCCTAAGTTAAATGCCTCCGCAAGAGTTGCAAAGTTATCTCCCTCTTCCCATTTATGTACAATATATCTAATACCTACTTTATCAGAAAACTTTCTGTACACAGATATAACATAATCACCGGTATACTTATGCTGTGTTTGAGACAAGGGTCCGTCGTAGTAACGAGATACGCGTTCTATAGCCATAGTTATCCTCCTGTCGTTCCTGTGGTAGTTTTAGTCTTGGTATCTGTCTTATATTCTTTTCCTGTATTAGGAGATTTTCCTTCATATGCAGGATAACGTGTAAAGCCAATAGATAAACGGGTTAACATAGGTACCATATTTTGATCAAAAATTCTATGAGTTACGCTTATTGAAGAAACTGAACCAAATAAACGCATGTTCTCGTTCAAAAATAACCATACAGGTACTTTTGTAGTGTAGCCTATGTCTGCTGTAAGCTGTGTGCTCCCCTTCTCTAATAGTAGAGAGTTTGGTAGAGGGTCTCCTGTTAAAACGCGGTATAGAAACTCAATGTCATACTCTGTTCCTCGTGTTAATATACCATCCATCTCATATCCCTCTAAAAGTCTGCCATAGGCTGCAGGAACAGAGATGTTGCTTCTCATAACATCTTCTTGTGTGTAACGGTTTGCAGCACTATTGCGTATTAATTGTAAATAACTCATATCAGGTATTCTATTAATTAGCAAGTCAAAGCTAAAAGTTTGACTTCCAGCAAGAAGGATGCTCTTATCCTTAGATCCATAGGTCCAGTCAACCCCTGAATTATCAGAGTTTTCATAGGTAATCATCTCTGGGTTGTACATAAACCTAAAGCCCCATTGCAGAGCATTACCGGTTTTAGTTTTTTTAGATATTTTTTCAATATTCATTACTTTAGCAGTAATAGCGTCTTGAAAAATGCGACCACGTTCAGGTCTTGTTCCTAGATAGGTTTCTACTATGTTTCTAAAAGCACTGGGATCAAGCTCTGACCCATCAGAACTAAAGAAAGTATTCGTATTGATTCCAATCCTATTAGGGTAGGATACTCCTCTAGCATCTATATGTGGGGGAGGGTTCCATCTTAGTGCGTCTGTAGGTTGCGTTGGACGAACAATTATAGCGCTTTCTTCGTCAGGAGTTGTACTCCCTGAAGGATCATCTACCTCTGCCCCACAGTTTCCTAGTTTTGCTGAAACAATTCCTTCAAGAATTTTTTCTAGGGAGGGGTTCATATAATATCCATTAGTGCCTGTTACATCAGTTGTGCCATTCTTTGCCGCAGACACTTCTACAGGTTTACTATATGTTAAGTTGCCGTCTTTATCTGCAAATATTCTTTGATACCTAATTACTGTTTTGCCTTTATAGGTTCCAGAAGTTGCTTTATAAACAAACCATTTTACTCCTGTCCAAACTCTCTTTTTATCTTTAGTGCAGGTGTCGTACGCATAGCTGTAGGTAAAGTTATAGTAGTCACTAGTAGCTGGAAAAGTTGCGCCTCTAGCAGCTAACGCACCAGTAAAACCATTAGACGGATTGTTTTGAACAACACCGTCGGTACAGTTAATTCCTGGTTTCATGCCTGAAATCATTGCGTTAGTAATAGTTACTTGATTTGCTGATGGGTGTGGAGTGGCCCCAGAAGGTGTTTGATAATTCTGTGGCATTACCTTTGCTGTAACTGTAAAAGCTGGACCCATTTTAAAGCTTTTTTTAATTATAGAATATATTGTGCTGTAGCCAGTTCCTGCAGACGCAGTGCCTGCCACAAGACCTGGGTATGAGGACGGTTGGAAGAATGTGTTTCCTGAGTTATGTGTGGCAGTGCTTAACTGTTTTGTATTTGTAGCGTCTACTGGTGTAAACTTTACATCAGTTATACAATCATCATTTAAAAAGTAGATACCATTAAAGGTAGGTGAATCTGTTACCTTTAAATAAAACTTAACTAAGTAGGTTATAGCAAAGTCTTTTTTTACCTTAATTGTTGTGGCATAAGGGGCTGACTCTGTAGCTGGTCCGGTATATACTACATTGCCACTTGGCGTTTCACGCGTTTCTTTATGAGACCACTCACCGTTAAGAAAAGAAGGGTCCTCATATAGGCTGGCGTACAGGTCCAGTGTAGCTGTACCACCAGTGTTAGTAAGATATGTCTTATAGTCAGTGTATGCTGAGACTGTGTAAAAGTATTCATATGTTGGCATTATAGGCTGCTCGCAATCTTCTTAAACTCTGCATCTTTTTTAAGTCTTTCCCCTACAAGTCGCACAAGACGTTCGGCTTCTACTGGGCTAGCACTTGCTATAGATACTTTCATATCTAGGTTAATTGTAACATTAGAATTGGCTGTCATCGTACTACCACTAGAACTACGACGACCCATAGTAGCGTGGTTTGAAGCAACTCCGATGTTCATAGAATCATTGCCACCACCTACTCCAACCGCCTTAGCCATAACATCTGCCTCAGCCAAGTGCTTAGTAAACGCTCCATTAGTGTACGCAGACCAAGCTTTAAAGCTAGTTCCTTGGTTACTTTTCTTCCAAGCAGCTTCAATATTAAATGTTGGGTCCTTAAGACGAGAGGCGTCACGATATGGATCGTTGTAGTCTTTCCACTTCTTTAACGAACGAATCTGAAACAGACCTATACTTGGACCCCATTTTTCATCCTGTAAGCTTACATCGCCCTTCGCATCAGAACGACCACCGGATTCAGCAATAGCAATAGCATAGGCTGTCTTAAGAGACTTTCCACTAAAGCCACCCCTAGCAATCATACTCATTACTTGTTTTTTATTCTTAGTTGGCTTACCCTTATAGTTATCAGGAATAGCTCCAAATGCATTAAGCTCTTCTTTAGAGTAGTGCTTAGTAAGATCGTTATAAGAGATACCGCCAAAGTCAGCACTGTTTTGTAAAAAGCTGTCCAAACTGTTTGGTGAAAATACATCGGTTAGTGAGTTGTACTCATCAAACAGCATGCTTCCTACCTGTGTAGCTTTACCTCTAGAATTAAGTCCTGCAAGAATAGGAATCTTTGCGTTTGCCAACCAAGCTTCGGGGTCTACACGAACACCTGTTTTTGTTGCAATTTCAAAGTGAAGGTGTGCAGCTGTTGAGTTTCCACGACCAGGATCTTTAGGACCACCACCGGATAAACCAATGACGTCTCCCTTTTTAATTTTTTGATTAGTGCTTACACTGATGCGACGAAGGTGGCAGTACCTAGAGCTGCTTCCGTCAGGATGTCTGAGAAGAACATAGTTACCCCAACCAGTAGGTTGACTTCCTGTCTTCTCTACAACACCATCTGCTACCGCTTTAACCGGTGTTCCGGAGGGAACACCGTAGTCTGTACCTTTATGGTCTACGCTGATCTTTTGTCCAGATTCAGCAGCTTTTCTTGCAGCGTCCGGTCTAAGACCGAATCTAGATGTGATAGGTGTACCAGTAGGCACTGGGCTAGCAGCAGGACTTGGTGTTGCAGATTCTTGACCGGCACCTGTTCCAACGTTCATGCTATCGCCGCGCTCACCACCCTTACCCATTAGTTGACCTACTAGGTTAGAACCTCCACCAATAAGAGCTCCAATAACTGCGCCAGGAAGTCCACCTCCTATAAGAGCACCTGTTCCAGCACCCGCACCTGTGCTCATTAGTAGTGAGCCCCAGTCAAATCCTCCCTTAGCCTTGGCGCTCTTATACCCCATGTACGCAGACACAGCTGTTCCTACAACAGGTACACCCTTCATAGCAGAAGCACCAAACTTTGTAAGAGCAGAAGTAGCTCCGGTTTTTGACATCAAACCTGCAGCACCAGGAAGTCCACCGCCGCCTTTACGTAACATTGCGGCAGTCATTGCTGCGCTCATACCAGTACTAGCTATCTGACTTACACCTCCAGCTACACCACCAGCATTAGGGAATGTTTGTAGGATAGCTTTGAGATTCATAAGCCCATCATTAACAGGGCCAAGAACCTCTGCCATTTTGCTATAACCATCATTAAGAGATGCTGCTGCATTTAAGCTGGTGTTATAACCACCAACTAATCCTTTTTCTGTAGCAAGGAGTTTCTTTGCCTCACTTGTATTCATCTTATAATTAGAACGTAAAGGGCTGCTCTTATCTACACCCATTGCATCTAACATCTTGTTTGGGTCTTTGCTATTCATAGCAGAGCTAAACTTTTTGTCGCTTCCAGCGCTAGCGCGAGCAACAATACCAGACGCTAAAAAGTTAAATAGGTCTGGGTCTCCTTCTGAAATTTGTTGAAGTGTAATGTTAGACTTGCTTCGTGGAGCATACACCATAGCAGCTTCAGCTTTAGTAAGCTTTTGTCCACGGAACATAAACTGATAAACTTTATTAATGAGTTGATCAGTTTTTTTAATTTCACCGTTAGAATCACGTAGTTGTATTCCCATACGAAGCATAGTCATGCCGTTAAGACCAGCTACTGCTCCTGCAGCTTGCTGATTGCTCATGCCGCTAAACGCGGTCATGCCCGCCATCTGGCTCATAATGTTATTGGCACCTCGTGTGCCTGCAGCCATACCGCTAGAAAATAGTGCGGCTTGAGCCATGGTAGGACCCATAGCGCTTGTAGCTCCGCCACCAACTAACTTGTTAGCTTGACGTATTGCTCCACGAGATCCGCCCTGCACACCGCTAAGCCCAGCAAAGGTATCTGCTGTCATACGTTGTGTAACAGCATCCATGGTGTTAGGAGCCATGGCAGTATAGGCAGCGCCTATAGCCATGATTCCCATACCTACTTTACCGGCAGGAGTACTAAACTTTCCAAGGCTCTTGGACATCTTTCCGCCAGAACCACCGCTAGCGGCATCGCCTACTTCTTTTGCGGTGTCTTTTGTTTCGTCAAGAGTTTTGCCCCAGTCCTTAGCGATCTTTTCTACAAGTTTTTCAACTTCCTTAAAGACCTTAAGCATCTCTTTAGGCAGCTCATCAAAGTCTTTTTCGCCCATGGCTCTTACAGCACCCTCTACTCCAAGAAAGGGATTACCTCTGTCGTCAGGAGTTACTGAGTGTTGGGACATTTAATCACCGCCTTAGTTTATTTAGTACCTTCTGTAACCAATTAATTCGTTCTCTAGGTGATAAAGAACGAATTTCTGTTAACGTCCAACCTTCATAGTTCTGACTTAGTAAGTCATACATTTCAGTTAGAGTTTCATAATCAATCTCAGTCTCGAAATAGATCCGCTAATGATAGCGGAAGCGGCACCTCCTGGCCGCAAGACTGACATTCTTTCTTTAGTGCTCCTAATTGTGGACCCGGGTTGCGGTCTGCGATTTCCTTTAAAATAGTTCTGCGATCAAGCATACCTAAATTTCTAACTACTTCTGGTCCAACTACGGTCATACCATTAACTTCTAGAACACAGTTCTTTAACATAATAGTATCTAGTTCTGCAGAGGTTTTATTTGTTGATTCAATAATAGCCTTCTGTGTAGAACCTTTAGGTAACGTTACCAAAACTTTGCCGATTTTACAATCTACTGTAAACTCAGCGTCTCCATCAAGACGTTTAATCTCGATGTCTTTAGAAAGGTCTACAGTAAAAGTCTGCACTTCCTCGCAGTGAGGGCACAGTCCAGGACCTAACTTAATTTCATTACCAAAAGTAGCGCACCTAATAGCTAGGATTAACATCTCTCGGTCCCCAGCAAATAAAGAATCAAGTAGTTCTTTGGTAGCTGTTTCTTCTCCAATTTTAACAGTAGCTCGTTCTAAGATATAAAGTAGACCTTTAGCAGCATCAGGAATTTTAGAGATTGCCTCTTCATCTACTCCTGTAAGCTCTCTAATTTCTGCTTTAGAAATAAGACCGTTAAACGGATCAAACAAACCGCCAGGAAGATCTACATCTGTAGCAGGAGGCAAGGTTACTGGCGGCTTTACCGCTCTCACCATTGCCTCCTGATCAGACAATTCTGTAGCTTGCTTAGCTAACTTGTTTGCTAGTTCAGGGTTTGTATGCGAATTTATAACTGTATCAGTGTTCATATTGTTTCCTTATATGTAGTGGTTAGCGGAGCGTTTTTGCTGTGTTTGCCGCTGTTAGATCAGTAGCGTAGCTTACGTCAAATCCTTCATGTACAAGCTGCATTTCTTCAACCATAAGGCTGTTAGCTCCTGCATCTAGGTTGCTGTAGGCTAGTGATGTAATCCATGCGTTGTAAACCTTAAAGCGCAAAGATGTGTGCTGCTCGTATGGAGTTGCTGCATCTTGAGTAGTTGATCCAGAACCCTTATAACCGGCTGGGTTTGGGTGGCTTAGTACCTGGATGTCTAGGTTACAACGGAAGTTTGCTCCAATGCCGCTAGTGGCAGAAGGAGTCATTACTGCAAACAAACGCTTCATCCAAAGAGGATTACCCTCTTGTCCAAGCATTACGCCCTTTGATAGGCTGATTGGAGTGAAGGAGGACTGTCCAGGGATCTGGTGCATGTTTGTATTGTATCCGCCTTCACGGTATGCAATAGACTCTGTGTTGACACTTAGTCCAGACAATGATACGAAGCCCATTGTTCCAAACCCACCTTTCCAACCAGCAGTTGTGGTAGCACCTGCTGTAGGTGTGAAGGTAACAAGGAACTTAAAATTACGAACTGGATCCGTAATTATGTTACCATTCTGAATTTCATTACTTAGTGTACTTGTCATTTTTATTTATCTCCTTTACGCTGTTGCGTTTCCTGTTAGTTGTCCAATTCTGATGACAACAAACTCTGCTGGGTATTGTAAGGCTACGCCTATTTCAATATTTACTCGACCATTTTGAATATCTGACCAAGTAGTTGTAGTCTCATCAACCTTTATAAAATAAGCTTGGTCTGGAGAGTTGCCTCGAAGACCACCCTGTTGCCAGTAGTTAAGAAGGAAGTTTCCAATTCCTGTCTTTAGGCTGTTCCATAAAAGAGAATCGTTATTCTCAAATACAGCGAATGCGCTAAGATCTTTAGCTTGCTTTTCGATGAATGTCAAAGAACGACGTACGTTGATGTAACGGTTACCAGGTGAGTTGTCCATTGTGCGTCCTCCCATAACAACAATTCCAGCGCCAGGGACGTTACGAATTGCGTTGATTGGGTCGGAGTATGTGTTAATATCATCAAGCTCTGCGTTAGTAAACAAGTGCTCAGTAGAGACTGCAAGAGCAATCTTGTTACCTAGACCCGCTGGAGTCTTGAATACTCCACGGCTCTTATCTGTAGCTAAGTATTGACCAACCATCGCAGCACCAGGTGCCTGAAGACGAACTGCTCCAGGGATCTTATTGCCGTCTGGGATGTTAACCCATGGGTAATAAGCAGCTGAAATGTTTCCAGTTGTAGATCCTGCAGCAATTGCCATAGTAGCTGTTACTTGAGCCTTAGCTGCTGTAACAGAAAGACCTGAAGGAGTATCTACAACAACAAATGCGTCATCACGTGATGCTGCATAAATCATAGCATCTCCATGAATCTGAGATGTTAGTGTTGATGTAGCTGCGTATGGTGCATCAGCTGCGTAGATAACTAGTGGATTTTGAACTGAATCAAATGATTCCCAAGCAGCAGAGTAATCTGCACGTACAAGAGCGGCACCGTCAGCACCACCAGTAAACGCAGTAGCTGCAGTGGCTGCAGTGTATGGCGTAGCTGTAGTAGAGATTCCTGATGCAGATACTCGTACAAGACTTGATGTTGTATCAATTACAGACTTGAAATAGTACTTATCGGTTGAATCCATACTTAGATCTGTAAATGATTCTACTAGGTTTGTTGCTGAACCTACTGTGTAGTAGATGTTTAGACCAAAGCGGCCTGCAACACCTGCTGGTACTACCTGTGCTGAGTATGCAGTAGACCATGTTCCAGCGTTGATAGCGTTAAGTGTAAATACAGGTGTAGCAGTGATTGTAACTGTAGCTGTAGCTGTAGCGCCTGTTACGGCAGTACCGGTTGCAGCATTTGTTACTGTGAACTGTGTTGATGTTGCAGATGCAATAGTCACACCTGTTAGGTTAAATGTAGATGTGCTAAGACCTGTAATAGTTACTGTCTGTCCAGAAGCAAATGTATTTGCAGCTGTGTATGTAACAGTACCTGATGCTGCAGATGCTGCAGTAACAGTTGCTGTAAGTGTGGTAGTTGATGCTGCTTGGTTAATGAATGTGATGGTTCCTGGAAGTGCTCCAGCACCAGTGACACGACGTACGACCAATGATCCTCCGCCATTTGCGAAGAAATTGTATGCAGCCCATGTTAATGGGTAGGTGTCGTTTAATCCGCCAAATGTCTTCACGAAGTCTCCCCAAGACTGAACCAATTGAGGATCAGTTGCGTTACCCCTAGAAAGGGCACCAGCCATTGCACCTACTGATGCACTGGTATCTGGTAGTGAGACTTGCTGTGGAAGAGACACTTCTTGGACATAGACGCCTGGGCGACTGAATGTTGCCATTTAGTTTTACTCCTTTAGGTTAGGTTATTTTCTTAAAGTAACGGGATTGTAGTTAGTTTGTGGGGGTAGTAAACGAGGTTGTTTGCCACGTTAGTTCGATATTAGGGTCTGTTAGTACCTGGTAAGCTGGGACGAACTCATCGGTAAATACTTCTGCACTTACACGAAGATTGTAGACATTGCTAAAAAGGCGCTTACCGCCCTCATTAGTATCTCTTTTTGAAAACCCTAGGAGATCCATACGACGCCATGTGCTATCTTCTGGGATCCAGAGTTGTCCAAATCTGTACGGTATTCTTACTGGGCTTAGCATAGCAGATAATATCTGTCTATCGTGCCGCGGTTGACGAGACCAAGTAGATACCTGATAATATAAATCTAAAGGTATAGGCATGTTTACCATCTTTTTAGCATTGCCAGTTTGGGTTGTGTTAATACCTTCAGGCGTGTAGGTAAGTGGCACGTAACCTCTGTGGGCACGCTCACGGTCCTCTGATACGCCGATCAAATCAATAGTGATATAAGGGTAGGTTTGATTACGGACATCTTTATCAGGGTGTCCATAGAACACAGGCACTGGGCGTGCAGCGCTTCCTCGGTCAGAGACTGTCAACCCACTAAGGCGACTTTTTAATGCGGCATCCTCATTAATAAAAATAGACATGGTTATTTACCGTTCCTATCTATCATAAAGGAACGAATAGCTGGGGATAGGGGTGTGTCTGGAGTACCATTCTCAATGTCCATAACACGGTCATCAGAATAGGTGATTACATGCCCGCCATCTTTATAGCGCATGTTAATATTGTTTACAGCCTCTGGTGTCCAGTTAGGCATACGTGAAGCATAACTACGTAGGAGCTGCTGATAGGAATCAGTTAGCTGCTCCTCTTGCTTGCGTACAGCGTACAACATCATTGCTTTCCATGAGGCCTTACCCATTTTTTGTGAGCCACTTCGCAATGATATATCCTGCAACTAAACTTCCAACGACTTTCTTACCGCCGTTTTTATTTAGGTTGGAAACACCACGAACGAACTCAACTTTGTCGGCATCCGTTTCTTCACGCAGGATGCGATTAGTAAGGTTAATCATAAATCCTCCAATAGAGGTGCAAGGGTGTAGCTGCAGGGTTCCAGATTTCTCTGGCGTCATAGGATATCATAAATGAAAAAGCCCCCTCGTGGGGGGCTAAATCATTACTTCTTTTTGGACTTCTTCTCTCGCTTGTCCTCGGCCTTTTCGCCCTTCTTACCTTCCTTGGCTTCGTGGCGCTTTTCCTGAGCCTTGATCTTCTTGACGTTTGCTACGTCCATTTTACGATCATCTTCTTGGGACTTAGGCTTACGGTGCTTCTTGTCCATCTTTTCAAACTTTTCTTTTTGTTCCTTGTCAAGACCTTTTGTGGTCTTAGCGTCCTGCTTCTTATCAGACTTCTTTGTGTACTTAGACATTACATACCCTTCTTTCGTACTACGTTGGCCTTCTTAGCCTTACCCTTTGAGTCTGACTTCTTATCATATTTCTTATTAGCAGCAGACAAAGTCTTCATTCCGTGCTTGTCTTTTGGCTTTCCGCAGCCACAGGTAGCGCACATTACTTCTTCTTCTTTTTACGTAGGGCAGCAAAGTCAGAGCCTTCTAGCTTGCCGTCTTTGTCTGTATCAAGCTTCTTTTGCTTTGGGGACATCTTCTTTGTAGTCTTCTTGCAAGCACCCTTGCAACCAGGCTTTGAGCAGCCACATCCACATGATTTACACATTATTTTTTAACCGCTTTCTTTGTAGTAGGTTTTGTAACTTTTTTCTTTCCAGAGCCTTCAGGTACGCAGTTAGGGACCTTCTTCCCACCCTTCATCTTCATACCTACTTGAACGTAGCCCTTCCAACACGGATTCTCAGCCATACTTATACCGGATAATCTTTAGGGATATAGGAGTAAGATATGGCAACCGCACCTGAAGGTGTTACGTGGTTTGAGATGGCGTATAGAGTGTCTCCGCCAGATAACCATAGTTGAACCGTACCTCCCGCATCAACTTGATTCCCGCCGTTAATTCCAACTGATGCCGTAATATCTGAGTCACCTATAAAGATATCTTGATTATCTCTATTGTTAATTGTGACTAGTGTGGGCCCAGCAGCTTTTGGTATTGAGGCTACAAGAACTGAGGATGTTCCCACAAGGTAATTGCTGTGAACAAACATTTATATCTCCTATAGGTTATATGGGTTGTAATTAGCGTAGGATTGGAACTGACTGTCATTAACCATTTCTTCAGCGTTAACCTGAACACATTGAAGATTGACTAAAGTATATTTATCGGTAACAAGTCCATCTAACCCAACTCTTATAGGAGAAAAAACATTGTTTCTAAAAACAATTCTATCTCGTAAATATAGATCTGGGTCATTAGTTATTGTGGATAACTTTCTAATGTTGGCCGCCACAGTTCCATACAGGCTTACCGCGTTCTCTATAACATCCATATTAAATAGTACATTAAGAGTATCTGTGTTATAAAAACCACGTTGATCCTGAATAGTTGTTCCTTGGTCCAGGTTTGCCTGAACTACAGGAATAGTAATTTTTGGTTTCCACAAACGTCCAGCACTACCACTATCAGCTCCTACATCGTAGATAGGGTCAATAACGCTGTTAGTCTTATCATAGATATACCAATCAATTGATGTACCTACGGTATGTACCAGCTCTTTAGTTACCCCAGAGATGCTGGAGGAACGCTCAAAGTCAATACTAAATCGACCCTCACGCTTATCTCCACGCATTATATCTCCTTATTCAGTAGGACGGCTAAACGTGCCTGTTTCTGGATCGTAAATGTCTCCCATACGAATACCTTGTTTTCCATGTTCTGTAACATCAATTGCTAAGGGTTCGCTTAATACAATAGCTGCCATGCGCTCATCTAAATGAATGACCTGTACAACTGCATTGTCAATTACGTATGCCACAATATTGGGAGGCATTACTCTAGGTGCTTCTGTTGTCATGTGTTATTCCTCTATCTCTTCTTTATATGAAATTCGTATCGACTCCCACTTATGTAGTGGGCAAGACGCGTTTGGTAACTTTACCTTTTGAGACATAAAGCAGCCGCACTCTTTACAGTTTCCAGTAGGAAGTAAAGATGGGCATGCTTTGCATATAGCAAGACGCCCCTCAGCATCTACAGTATCTACTCGTCCCAGGTTTTTATTATACAGGTCCCAAGGCCTAGCTGGACGGTCATAGGGTGTGCTCATATTGTGCTCCTTAGTTTGGTGATGCCGCAAAGTTATCTACAAAAACTGCCCCAGGATTATTTGTAGCAGGTCCCTTAATAATACCAGGTTTTGTGCCAGTGTTAGGCGATGTTTGAGCCGCGGAGTATGTGCCAATTGCTGAACCTCCGTTATAAACCGTATAGCTCAAAGTGTTGCCAGAGGTAGTAACTGATACTCTAGTTGCCGGAGAAACTAGGTTGTGTGCATTAACTTCTGTTATTGTTCCAGCAACCGACTTTAAAACTTTAATCTGATATTGAGCAGCTGTAGCTGTTTGAGTACAAGAGTAGGTAGTACAGCAAGTGTAGTAATCAGTACAGCAGTTACCGCAGCAGGTGTTTGACTCTTCAATAGCGTTACCGCAAGCACACCCAAGACTAGCACAAGGATCAACTTCGCACACATTCTCCCCATACTCGCAGGCACCATAACTATCATAGTAATAACATACAAACGAACATACGAGCTCTGAACAACAACAGTCCATAGTATCTGGTGCAGCATTGCCGCAAGGACAAGATCCGCAACAATACACGGTTTGGCTGCAAGTAGTGCAGCTTTCACATGTTGTAGTGTAGCTGTAATTGTAGTTATAGTTTGTGCCTACCACAGCCCACCAATTATTAGCATCAACACCCCAAACAACTACACCAGTGGAGTATGTAATATCGGCTGATACAACCATATTTGATGAACCTAGTTCAACTACGGCAAGAGGGTATGATGAACCGGCTGTAGCAGACTCTATTGCTTGAGTGCCGTTAGCAAACCAAGACCCTCTTAAGTTACTCCAAGCGTTTCCAGTATCTGTGTTACCTAAAGTACCTGCAGCTGTTGTTCTAGTAAATGAGTCAGTGATAGCAGCTAAAAACCATATTCTCCAAGTACCCGCTACTTTGATGTAGCCCC